CTAGCGTTTAAACCTTTCATGCCTTCGTTAAATCGAAACGCATAGCCTGGGTCTTCTTGATAGTTAAAAGACTCAGGTGTATAGTCTTGTTGCGTTTGTAATCTATTTAACGCAGGAAGACCAGCTTCATAAAATGGTCTGTTAAGCTCAGTTTGTTTAGCTAACGCGTCGCGTTGAGCCGCCGTAGCAGCTTCAGACGCGCCCGCTTGTTTACTAGCAGCGTTGCTACTTGCTATACCGCCAATTACTGCGCTGCCTACGACAGCCCCCGCTACCCAAAAACTCATAAGGTCACCTCTATTTGTTTATTTTTAACAATATTTCCGATAGCGTACATATCGTTTGGATCAGTTTCAACTAATTCAATTTCGGCATCTTCAACAGTTTTAGCATTTACAACATGAAAAGTCATACATAACGCATCAGTTTCGGCATAAACGGCTCTTTTTGTGCCAGGTTTACTACACAGTAAATGTGGCCCAGTAATTGATTGTACCCCATCATCGGTTGTTATGGCTACGGTGCCTGATACAATTAAATAAAAATGTTCTTTTTTATGAACTTTTCCTACAACTAAAACACCTGCTGCGCGCCATACTTCACGACAATACATTCCTGCGTGAAACGTATGTGTTGTTTTAGGTTCGTATTGCGGTAATTTAGATACTTCGGCTTGTAAAGTTTCTACCTTATCCCTTAAATTAAAAGGCATTTCAGGCAAAAACCCTTTTCCGTAAGTGACGTTCATTTCAATGTTCATACAATTGCCGTAATAATGCCGTTAGTGACTGTAACTGTTTTACCATCTGCTGTAGTAAAACTACCTGATACACCATTGTTTGTCAACGTATAGATGTTAAAAAAGAATCTATACCATTGTGTTGACATCAATCCCGTATCCTGTTGCAACACAGGAACCTTAGATGAAGGGATTTGGGTTATGTTTTCTGTCATGATCTTGTCGGCGATAAGTGTAGCTCTGCTGCCATAATTGCAATCTTAACTGGATCCGTACCCGATATCTCGTACACGCGGTCACGCAACTTAACTGTCATGCCAAGACGACGCCAAAACGTACGAGTAGCGTATTCACCTAACTTGCCCATTGATGTCCAATGTTCGTTAGACCATGTGTGACCACCATCGTCAGACCAACGCAACATGACTTGAGGAATGTAGCCAGGCGCTGCTGGGTGAACATTGGTAACAAGTAAGTTGTAATCTAACCCAATTGTGTCCTCGCTCTCAGTAACTAACTCGTCGCTGGCTTCGGTAAGTAAATACCCTGTAGGCGACGTAGCAATCCGAAGCGCTGTTTGGGTTGTAATATACTCAGACGTTGTATTTTCAGGATATAAGTTAAGCCCTACGCCTGTCTCAGCATCAAGTTGCAACGTGTGCTGGGCGGTACGATTAAGGTTATTAGCGTCAGTTGGTAAAGCGCGCCATGAGCGTAACCATTTCTGTACCCCAACGCTATCGTCATAAACATCTAAATCTAAAGCGTAGATATTACCGTTTTCGTAATCGCCCACAATAATTTCGTGGTTAAAATTCATCTGACAGTTAGAACGATGACGAGTGAATTCACCGTTATAGAACCCTGCACGCTCATGCCACATTTGTGTAGCGACGTCATATACCCATGTTTTACCAACTGTCGGAAAAGTTAACACGTAAAACGAATGTCCTTCTTGTTGATACGTGTACGCAATAGCGTCAGTTAACACAGGGTAATTTTGTATGGCGTATTCAATGGCATGGGTAGAAACCCTAATAGCCGTGTAACCTTGGTTACGATAAATCATACCAAAACCCCGTGAGTCAGCGCCTAACCAAAACAAGCTGTTATCTAGCTTGGCAACAGAATATTTGGCTAAACAACCAACTTCGTTAAATGTACCTTGTATTGGTGCTAAGGGAAAACCCGCAGTTGCAGCGTCATACCAAACTTCAGTTGAGTTTGTACCAAACAACCATATCTCACGATTATTAACTGCTAAAGCTGCAAGCGTATCAGGCGCGGCTTCAGCACTAGCAAAATTTAACGGACTAATAGATAGACCATCAAGTAAATCACAAACCCATATAATTTGTGAGTCAGGTTGGTTAAATACAAAATAACCGTCAATGTAGCCAACAGTAACCGCGCCTGCAAAATCAGGGTCGGTAATTTGTTGAAATACGCCCGTAGACTTATTGTAGATAAAACCGTCTGGGTCACACGCTAACATTAATTGCGTGCCGTTGTCTGCTATCGACACAGGGCCAGTACCCGTCACAGTACCTAACAGTCTGACATTGTAGTTAGTATCTATCCTATAAAACTGATCGCCTGAAACAACGAACGCTTCGGTGGTGCTTGATTGGCTTGTCCATTCAGCACGGATAGGGCCTTCGCCAAGGGTAAGTAATTTTTTAAGACCTGGCGCTCTATTTAAAAAGCCTGTGTCTTTACTCCCTGGTGGTGTCGCTTCAGGAAATAAGTTAATCATGCGGTTATCTGCCGCATTGATTGACCTAGCTACATACGCTTGTCCTAAAATAGGGCTTTTCATACTTACGCCGTAGTAGCTTTAATAACTGCGTATGCAATAACAATCGCTTCTGATAATGACGCCGCAGTAATGTTGCGCACGTTAATGCTTGCTGATCCAGCCGCCGACTGAGCATTAAGCAAATAAGACCCTGCCGTACCACCACTAATATGGTTAAGAATTAAAACATCGCCTGCGGCAATAGATGTGCTTGTAAGCGTAAACGATACCGTTGTATCACTAGCAAGAGCTGCGTTGTTTAGCGTAATCTGACCGTTAGTTTTGTTTAATGTTACGCCCGTGGCTTTACTAGTTATTTGCGTAACCGTGCCTGCTGAACCTGTGGTATACCCTAACTTACCTGTAGCAGAGATTAAAACATTGCCTGTAGATGTAATGGTTGTTGCCGTTGCGTTACCAAGCGAGGGCGCCGTTAACACGGGGCTACCTGTACAGTTACTTAGGTCACCGCTTGTAGGTGTGCCTAACGCAGGAGTAATTAAAACAGCGTTTGTTAATGTAGGTGAAGTAAACATTAACGCAAGAGTTATTTGTCGTGTAACTTCGCTTTGCACAACAGGGAATATATCCGTACTTGCGGCGGTAGTTGCAATGGGTAGTTCGGTAATTGCTATATCGCTCATACTTTATCCTTAATAATTACCTGCAAAAATGTTGTAACGCTGACGAGTGCCAACAATACTGTAAGGCATAGCCATGATATCGTCAGGATTATTAATGCGCTTGAGCGTGCGTTTAGACGCCATTGCAATGCGTAATACTTGTGGGCTTGGCTCTACACCAAACTCGGCTGCAATTTCACACGCTAAGTTATATCTAAACGCTCTTAAATATCCTGGGGGAAACGCTATGGTAGTTGCTAATGTAGCGGGCTGATTTAACTCAGTCACCGAAATAAAATGCCATTCCAACACTTTGGTAGGAACAGGGTATATGTACATATCAATATTAGGGTAATCCATGTTAATCCATATTACTTGTGGATACGTGGACGTTACCGTTTTGACCGCAATACCATCATATTGTTGCTGATTGATAATCTTAATACCAAAAGAGATACCTGACGCAGGATCTCTGAAATATGTTGCATCGTCTAAAAGAATAGGTCTGTTACCAACAAAGTCACCCGATGGCCCTAATGTTCTACTAATTAACCCAGGCGCCCAAGAAAAGACTTGATCTTGTGTAGAAAATACAGACAGACGCTCAGTTGACCAAGAATCAATCATTTGATTTAATGCAGACAAAGCATCTTGAGATGTGGCGGCAGAAGGTGTTTCACCTTCAGCAAGCATACCGATTAAGCGTAACGCACCATTTATTTGATCATTGGCGGTATAAGTTGCCATAGCTTACCTTTTATTCGATAGTTTTACGACGTCTTTTTACTTCCAACGTATTAACAGGAGCCGCAATCGGTTCATCAGATGGCGTTTCATCAGTATAACGTATCCAACCATTTTGTTCATCAAATTCTGCTTCCATTTCCATTGAGGCAATTTTAGTGCCGTGATCAGGATGTTTTAAATATATGTTCATAAGTATATTAGATAGGGAGCCGAAGCCCCCTATTTTTAAGATGCGCCGTGAATAACAGAAAAATTAATAATAACTGCTTCAGAATACGATGTTGCAGCAGTTAAGTTACGTAACGTAATTAAGGCAGAACCAGCAGCCAAATAAGAAACGTAAGTAGTGTAAGCCCCTGCAGCGCTACCAGTAGTATTACTAGATACACACACAACGATTGTGTCATTTGCGGAAATCAAACTATTAGTTAAAGTAAACGAAACAGCTGTTGCACCTGCCAAAGCCGCGTTGTTCATTGTAATACGACCAGCAGACTTGTTTAAGGTCACGCCAGTTGATTTGTCGGTTGCTTGCGTAACCGTTCCTTGCGCAGCAGCAGAGTAACCTAATTCTTGACTTGCATAACAAGTCGTAAATTCAGGATCACTATACGCAACGCCGATTGCTTGAGTATTAGGCATATCTATTCCTTTATGAAATCCCCGCCGAAGCGGGGGATTAATATTAACCAGCTATGCGATAGAAAACATAAGTCGCATCAGCCGTTTTACGAACACGCCAATTAGCTGACGTAGCCGCAGAGACAGCTGCTGTACCTACCAAAGTACAACCTGTATTAGCCGTTACAGTAGCAGCGTTAGTTGCGCCTGTATTAATGATATAAAAATCAAAACAACTATCAACTTTCATACTTGGAAACGCTGTGTCTAAAGCTGTTCCAAGAGGAACAGTTAAAGCTACGGCGGCGCCAGTATAAGTAATAATACCTGTTGCTAGTTCGGCTGCTGTTAAAGTTGCGGCTGCTGTTTTAGCCGTTGGGGTTGGCTGCGTAACCATGTTAATTTCTGTTAAGTTACCGTCGCCTAGTTGATAACCACCTGCACCATTAGGTAATGCCATAATAATTCTCCTTAAATATTAAAAAAGCCCCCGTCTACACGGGAGCATTTAGGTTTAACCCCACAGACGGCAAGCCATTTGTGGTCGGATCACGCTGTAACCGTATAGAACGTCAATACGGCAAGGTAAACGGTCATTGTTGATGTCGTACTGACGTACAACACGCATCGAGATACCGTTGTGAACTTGACGTGAAGCCATGTCTACACCTTGTGGTAATAGCAAGTCAGCAGTCGCAAAAGTGATCGCATCTTTGTGATAGATCAAGTTTTGTGGGTAAGCTGTTGCAGATCCACCTAGGAAAGTTAAAACGGCACTAGCAGCAGGGAACGAATCAATTGTTGCCAAAGCATTAGTTGATGTGTACATTGCTGGTGATACTGTTAAAGTGCCAGTTGTAGTTGAAGAAATAGCCAAATCAGCAGTTACAACAAATTGTTGTAGTGAGCCTGTTGACTGACGAGTTTGTGGGTTAACAGCATATACGCCAGCAACAGTAAACACATCACCAATTTTGAAAGTTGGTGAACCGCTAGTAAAACTAATAGCTAACGATGTTGTGCCTTGAGTGCTTGGTGCAGTTGCTACGATTGGTGCAGTTGGAGTAACACCAGTTGTATGCTGACTAATAGATTGGCTCATGTTGATTTCTTCAAACCCTAATACACCTTCACCCATCATACCGTTCTTAAACTGACGGCTGATAGTGCTAGTTGGGTTGAATAAGCCTTTCATACCTTCAACCAAGCCAGCGTTAGCGGCAGGATTTACAGTAGCATACCGTGGGGACATGACAGCAGCAGCTTCGTTCAATTTCTGTTGAGCTTGTAACAAGACCAAAGAAGTAGAAGGAGTTGTGCCTGGTGTACCAACAGACTGATAAATACTCTTGAAAGAGTTAGCTACGTCAGCATCAATACTTGAGGCTAACTGGCTAATACGAGGTTTTAGAACACGCTCTGCAAAGTCATCTAACTGCATTGTTAATTCAGCAGAAGTGAAGTTGACACCAATGTGCTTTTGACTAGCAACAGTCAATGTTGTGAACTGTTCGTTGTCGTCTTGAACTTGCAAGGCGGCACCGTCAGTTACCAACGCGCGGTCTGGTAAACGGATACGGAGTGTTGAACCAATTTTGGCACCTTCAACGGCGAAGCTATCGTCGTATTGGCGGTTTACGTTACGTGTGAGTACAAGGTTGTTTTCTAATATCTCCAAAGCCTTGCGCGTGATCATGTCGATCGTTAAAATGCTATTACTCATAATATGTCCTTAAAAAGTAGTTAACGGAAGTTTTGATGAGGGCATACTCCACCGTTTTTATGTTTGCCAATTTGACAATTCATACATAATACTTGATATCCAGAAGGAAACAAGTTTTTACGCAACCATTGATAGAATCCTGTACCGCTTCCGCCGTATAGTCCTGCTTTTCGTTCAATATTGCCATCATTATGTATATGATCAATTGATAAAAATAAAGCCTCAGTTTCACTACAGCAAGCACATTTATATCCACCATAAGCAGTAAATACAGCATCCTTGCATACCGCTTGCAAGCGTTTAGTTTTAGCAGCTTCCGTTGCTCTAAACTTAGCAACTTCTTCTGGTGAACCATTCGCTAACTTACGGTTGCGCCATTCACGACTTTGCTCACGAGATTTCTCTTTGTTTGCATTACGCCAATCACGCACACGTTGTGTAACTAAAGCACGGTTACGATCTCTATACCTAGCCGCCGCTTCTCTATTGCGTTGCCGCTTTAGTTCTTCGACTTCTGAGTACAAAGTACCCTTTACAACACTTTTTTCTGAATTATCCATGTAATCATCTTACATGAAATCATCAGGTAATACTAGCGGTTTCTCAATGCTTCTAGCTTCTTGATCTGTCGATTTCTTTCAGCTTCAATCCATTCTGACGTACTCATGTTCTTAATCGAACGAGGATCAGTTGTATCATAAGCCGCCGCATTAGAACCTCTAGCGGTGACAGGTGCAATCGGCGCAGGAGCGCTTGAAGTCTTTTTTACAGGAGGGTTGTCGCTTAATTTAGCTTCAATCTTCCCTATTTCTTTGGCTTGCATGAAAGGTGATAAGCGAGATATACGTTCAGCCTCTTTCGGATTAGTCCCTAGGTAATAAGCCATATCGGGGCCAATATCTGAAGATTGAATCGTTTGAGCCATCACGTCAGTAATTGGTAGCTTGGGGTTATATGCGACTTGTTCAAAGTCATCATACTTAGTCCGCGCTTCTTCTTCCCTGTCGTGGTAAGACTCTAAAAGATCAGACTGCGCTCTAGCTTGTTCACGTCTAGCTATTAGTTCTTCTGCCTTACGTTCTGCTAATACTTCAGCATATTCTTCTGGCGAGTTAAACGAATCGACTGACGGGATTTCGGCTGGAATCGCCCGAGTTTGCATTTCTGCGCGCTTGGCGTTCTGTTCTCTTTCCCACTTACGTTGTTCTCTTGCAAGTCGTTTTCCAATCGCTGCATCTAGTTCTTCTTGTGAGAAGGTTTTAGCTGCTTCAACGGGCTTTTCTTCCAGCGATACTACTTCAGGTTCAGGAGCTGCTGTTGCTTCCTGTACTGGCGCGGCATTTGAGTCCGCTAAGACTACTTCTTGTTCTTCAGACATCTATGACTCCTAAGAATCCCTAGCTAACGGCTAGTGCGTTTACGGTAATTCTATACTAAATATATTGAATATGCTATGTTTTAATAATAAAGTTAATTCCAAGGTACGGGGGCAAATTAGCCCCAGTTCCACTTGCACCAGTTGTGCTATTAGCTACAGTAATTCCTGTTGTTGCTGTACTTGTGTTAGCTGTTGCTTGTGTACCTAACGCGCCAGTACCACCAGCACCAGGAGAAACAGGTGAACTATACGTATGTAAATGACCAGGGTCAGTAACTGTTGCTGTATGAGTGTGACTAACGACTATTGAATCAGCGCTACCGCCTGTAGCACCGACAACCACGGCATCAGCACCGTAAGGCATCCTATTTCTATAGTCAGGTAAGTTAAATGTTGTAGTGCCATCGCCAGCACCAAAAGTAGTTCCAAGTAAAGAAAAGAGTGTGCTGTATGTTACGCGTGATATAGCTGCGCCGTTACATAGTTTCCAATCGGAAGGAATAGTGTTTGAAGGCCACATAATTAAACTGCCTGTAGGCACAAGAAAAGTACCCAAACCTAAATTAATACGAGCGCCGTCGGCTGTCGTAGCACCTGTACCACCGTTGTATATACTGACAGGTAAAGAGGCAATTGGGAACAAGTTATCAAAAGAACCAATTAATACGTTGGTAGATGATTTAAGTACAAACTTATAGCTAGTACCTTCAGCAATCCAAATCTCATTAATACGCCCTGCTGAGTCTAATACGATAGGGTTAGGGTGAGCTACTAAACCCGTGCTAGATGTATACGTCACTAAAGGCGTTGTGCCGCCAGCTGCGTAGGTATAAATTAACCCGCCAGCTAAAGGTGTGCCACTATCATCAAAAAATTGAGTTCCTGATCCAGCAAGCGATGATAAATTTACAGTTGGCATAGTATTTACTCGTAAAGGATGTTAATTGAACCAGCGTCAAATGTGTCTGTGCCGTTTACTGTAGTAATGCGTACTCGGTCTAATGTTCCTGAAAGTGTTTTACTACCCGAAGAAGGAAAATTATAAATAGTAGATGAAGTACTACTTAATGTCCCAGTTAAACACCAAATATTACTTCCAATCGTTGTAAATGTTAATGCCCCGTTATATGTAGATGCGGCTACTACGTTATTGACTATTAAAAACCCAGTTGTGTTTTGTGCCGCACCAGCATTATTAGTGCCACCAACATTACTACAAGCACCTAAATAAGTAGATGCTGTATCAACACTTCCTGAACCTATTTGTGCTTGTATGTTTGAAGTTCCACTTGTACTTACACCGCCAAACATTACAGTTACACGCTTTACCCCTGATGGTATACCAGTAAAGTCAATACTTGTACCACTTGTACTAGCCTTTGCCGTAGCAGAATTAATTACTCCTACCGTTGCTAGATTTGAACCATCTAAAGTAATTGACATATTAAACCTTAATGGCTCGTAAGCCTTCTAATGTTGTTTCAGCGTCAACTAAATTAGTAACATCACGCAATCTTGTCTTTTCAGCAACAATTGCACTTGTATCGCTATTAGACTCTAAAGCACGTTGAAATAAGACATCTTGTGCCAATAATAATGGTGCTCTTTCAGCACGAAGTCTAGTCTTAGTAATTGTCTTTGCTTTATCAAGGTTAACAGATACTGTTGAACCATTCAACTCCCAAGCGTCAAAAAAGTCATTGTCAGCCTGTGGTAATGTAGCGTCATCAACAACGATTGCACCTGCTGGACAGTCTTTTGCTAAGACGGCTTCAATTGGAAGTTCACCTGTAGGTACACAGACAGAAACTCCACCGTTTGTATTACTGAATATAATTACTTGAGCCATTTTAATTTCCTTTTAAACTATTGACCAAAAAATATGGCAGTATAAGTTGTAGCATCTTGTAGTGTTGTTCCAGAGTCTCTACAAGACATATTTGCACTACCTGCTGAAAGCGTTAAAATTTGTGACCAATTATCAGTATTATCATTTATTGATGCAACAGCATAATTAGCGTCTGAAAAAGCATTTGTAAAATTAATTGTGTAATTACCAACCGAATTTCTAGCTACACTAGATACATTGTATTGCGACCTAATTGTCACAGTTGTTACACCGTTAAAATTCACCCAAGCCCCAGCGGTCACATTTTTTCCATCGCTTTGTACTTTAATAATACCACTAGCATCAGCAGTTGATACGATGCCACTAGATGCAACTGAAGCGTTAATTATAGATGCCATGATTTATCCTTTATGCACCAAAAAATGAAAGCATTACTAATTGCATATTTCCTGCAAGAGCAACAGAACCAGTAACAACTCTTGCTGTAGTCGTAGATGGATTTCCAGAAAATTCACCAATTTTTAAAACACCGTCAGATGTTCCAGCGTCAGATTCTTTACAAGAACCAGCAATTACGTAATTTGCGGATGGCATTGCAGTAGTAAAATTTGCTGTGTAATCACCTGTGCCGTTTACAGTAATACTAGAAACATTAAATGAGCCATTGATTGTGCCAGCAGTATTTCCGTTACCACCTTGAAAATTTACCCAAGCCTTTGCAATACCTGTCATTCCATTTTGAGTAGCTAATACTCCTGTGCTTGCGTTAATTGTATCAATTGCTAAAGTTCCGTATGGCATGATTTATCCTTAAATAATTACCCAACGTGAGCCTGAACTGACTGTTACCGTTGTACTTGATGCGATTGTATATGGCCCAACTGTCATTGCGTTTGCAGTTGCTGGAATAGTATACGACACAGTATTTGTAAGTGAATTTGTATAAAACCCTTCACTTGCATAATGTACAGGTGCTGATAATGTTCCTGTAGATGCGTTATAGCTTACAGGACTAGTAGTCGATATAGATGCAGTTGATAAACTTCCTGATGTAGAGCTTGTACCTACTAAATAATAGGTTGTATTAGAAGTTGTTGCCGTAATGGTTGCACCGCCAGTAAATGTTACCCAAGATGCGGTTGTGCCATTAGATTGTAAAACTTGACCGTTAGTACCTATTCCTAATCTGCCCGCTGTATTTACGCCTGTACCTAATATTAAATCGCCCGCAGTTGTAATCGGTGATAGCGCATTAAATGCGGCGCTTGCCGTAGTTTGACCAGTTCCACCGTTAAGTATTGGTAGCGCTGTGCCTGAATAAGTTAAAGCTAACGTGCCTGAACTTGTTATTGGACTACCTGTAACGGTAAATATAGAAGGTGCTGTTAAAGCTACTGAGCTTACTGTACCGCCACTAGCAATAGTTGCCCAGGTGCCATCGCCACGCAAATAATTTGAAGCTGACGGTGTTCCAGTAACAATTCCTACCGCAGTTGCAGAGCTTAATAAGTTATTACTTGCTGCTGTTGCGCCCGCAGGTAATGTAACCGCAGTATTTGCAGTTGCGGTATAAGACTGAGTAAAAGCCCCCGCATGGGTTAAGTTTCCAGCAATCGTAATTGTGTTTGAACCGTTATTAATACCTGTACCACCATAGGTACCTGTAATAATGCCAAGATCGCCTGACCCTAATAAAGTTGTACCGTTAACCGTTTTAAGGTTTGTACCACTAACTAAAGCGGCTTGTTTGTTATTAAAAGTAGTCCAATCAGTTGATGTTAAATAACCATTTACTGATGTTGTTGCCGCAGCCATGCTGATGGCGGGTGTAACGCCGCCAGATGATACAACAGGAGCAGTACCTGTAACACTTGTAACTGTTCCTGAACCTTTATTATTAAAAGTAGTCCAATCAGCAGAACTTAACACACCACGATTGGTTGCTGAAGCTGTAGGTACGTTTAAAGTAATGACAGGAGTTGTTGTGCCTGTAGCTACAGTCGAACTTAAGTCAGTCCCTGATGTGCCTAAAGTTAAAGCTGCAACTGAAGTAACTGTACCTACATTTATTGATCCGCCAAGGCTTGTGCTTGTACCATTAATCGTAATGGCTGAATTAGTCAGGCTTGCGTTACCAATGTTGCTTAATGTATTGTTAGCACCTGAAATAGTCTTGTTAGTGAGTGTTTGTGTGCCTGTTAATGTAGCTACAACCGTGGTATCAATTGCTATGGTGCCACTTGTTGTTATCGTACCGCCAGTTAAACCTGTTCCTGCGGTGATACTTGTTACTGTTCCTAGTGGATTAGTTGCCCAAGATGTATTAGATCCATCAGTTGTCAGGTATTTACCTGAATTGCTTGTTTGGCTAGGTGCTAACGCGTTGAACGACGCATTAGCTGTTATTTGTCCTGTACCACCAGACGCAATTGGAAGTGCATTAGTTAAAGTAAGATCGCTTGCTGATATTGAACGCCCTGCCGTTAAATTGGCAATTGATACTTTAGCCGTTACGCCGCTTTGTACAATAGGTAATGCTTCTGTGCCTGCTAAAGGCGTGGTTGCGGCTGGTAAAGCGGATATTTTTACGTTTGCCATTGTCTATTCCAATATACCGTTGTTGAAAGCTATTTATTCGTACACTACGGTTGCAGTTACTGTACCGCTAATCACAATGTAAAGGCCTTTATTAAAATACATACCGCCATCGCCGCCCATACCTAACAAATAAGATGTAGCAGCTGCGGGAGTAAAAACGCCGATTAAAGTAGTACCCGATGTAGTAGCATTAAACGTATCATAAATTGTAATCGTTGGCGTAGTAGTTGCACTACTAACAAAGATACCTTTTAATTTGCCAGCGCTAGTTTTAATTTGTGCGGTGGCGGTAATATAGGTGTAATTTGACATGGTAAGCCTTTACGATAAAAATTTAAGTTTATATAATGTTGATAAATATAACTGAACAATATTATCAATAATTTGTTGTAACGAGGTATCCGTTTTATCTACTACATCATAACGTGCGTCTTCAATTTCTGCAAGTTGTGATTCTAAAAATTCAACGACATTTCCTGTTTTTTTGGCTGACATTAAACTAATTGGGCCTATTAAACCGTGCCGTCCCTGATATGCCTCGGCGAAATCGTCTGCATTATCAATAATACTCTCGTAAAATTTTTGCAAAGCCTTATGTTTGGCGTAGCTGCGGGTGTTTAAATGTACCGAATGGGTTACATCTCGAGCTAAAAATAAAATTCCGACAAAATCACATGCTTTCATTATTGCATCCCTTCAGGTGGTGCCATTGGCATTTGTTCTTGGCCTTGCATTGGTGCTTGCTCTTGCCCCTGCATTGGCATTTGTTCTGGGGGCATCTGTTCTTGAGGCATTTGTTGTTGCATTTGTTGCATTTGTTGTTGCTCGTCTTCTTGCATATTCATGCGCATATCTTGTTGAGTGCCAGCAATAATGTCGCCTGTATCAATTGCTGCGTGAAGGGTTCCCATCACAATATCATGTATCTGATCGGGCGACATAGATGCTTGAACAGCACTAATTCGCTTAGTTTCAGCATCAAACATCTTAATTTGAGCTTCAAAATCTTTACGTTCAAGTTCTTGCATTTCAATGGATTTGCTAACATTTTGCAACATACTGTGCATTTGTTCCATTTCCTGACCCATTGCTTGAATTTGCTGTTCAGCAGCCTGTAATTCAGGAGATTTATCGTCATCAGACAACAATTTTGGGTCAATTGTTTTGGCAAACCGCTTGGACATTTCTTCAGCGCCAGGCCAATCCATATTTTTGATGAATAAGTCGCCTGCAACTGACCAAAGTTGTGGGTTTCCTTGCAATAACTGACTCATAGCGTCCAAAGCCTCTTGACGTTTGGTCATGTAACTTGGGCCAGTAGTAACACAAACGTCGTAAGTACCGACACTTGGGTTATAAACCTTCTCCATTACAATTCCCTGCTCATCAACAATCTTTTTGACGGCTTCAGGCTGTGTTGGATTAATTTTAACCATATCAACTTCACCGTCAATACCTACAATACGAGCAATCCGCTCAGTATCGTAAATTTTAGGAATCATATCGACTAATTGACGGGTAATATGGCGAATAGCACGGGATAAATTATCAACATAGTGATACGTACCTGTATCACCTTGTTTTTCGCGTGCAAGAATAGCTTTCCCCGAGCGTTCGTTGCTTGTGGCACCTAAGCTCGAGTCATACTGTCCAGTTGTGGACTTGATATCATCGGAAGCGCCTGCTTTAGCTTGCAATAAACCACTTGAAGCCATTGGCGGTTGGGCGCGTTGCGGTAATGGTAAAGCGCCGCCCATACCATCGGTAACATCTGGGTTAACTTCTAAATACGGCCAATTGGTCGTGTTAGCTGTTTTCCAATTCTGTTCGTAGCCTTCAAATTGACCGCCGTATCCGATAAACGGTGCTTTGGGCGCCAAAGCAAGCATTTCTGCTTCTTGCGATACCCAATAGTTATACATACGCTGTGCATCTTTAGCGTTTCTAACCAAGCCCGACACATAAATACGACCATCCACTTCAAATTCGTTACCAACAACACGAACGACAGGAATCCATTTGCCTGCCCATTCACGTTCTTCTAATACTTCAAAGCCGTTGGTTTTCATCCACATGACTTTTTTGACATCGACTATTCGACTCTTGATTGGCTTTAAGCCCATCATTTTCATCTGTCTATCTTCAGGTGAGCCATCAAAATGACTCATATTGCCTGGGTAAAGATTAAGTTTTGTAGGTATGTGCTTGTAGTAAAAATACTCGGCAATACGGACTGTATCTTCATCTATCCATTGGCTGAGTGACGAGTCGCCCACACCTTGCGCAATCATGGATGTGATTGGCGCAGCGTCAGGAAATTCTCTTTCGTACTCATCTTTTTGTAAATCTTCAGTAATGAAACAAAACTCAGCATCAGACCCGCACGGGTCTTGAATCATTGGATCCATGTAAACACTAAACGCGTTACGGATACGACCAATGCGTAAGTCTTGATCAAAAGACTCGTCGTTACAATATTCAGTTAAGATGCGAATGTAACCTTCACCGTAGGTGACTTGGTTTTCGCACGCAGTATCGTATGCTACATCAGCGTCGGATATGTACTCAATATGGCGTACCATACCATCAAATATTTCTGCTACTTCAACATCGCCTTTATCATCCGCAGGAATTACTTTCCCAGAGGGTCGATTCTGACGTTGCTCGTTAGTTACTTGGTGAACGTGTTGGGGTAGCTTGTTAATAGTAAGGCAAGGTCTTGCGTTGATGGTCTGTCCTTGAACAGATCCCCGAGTTGCCAATACGTCAGCAGGCCATTGCCATTGATTATCTGGAGAACCAGCCATAAATCGAAGGTCATCAAGTTCGTCTTCTCTTGACTCACTATATGCCGACATCGCCATGGTAAACCGTGACCGCATAGTCGATAGCGTATCTTTTGGGTCTTCCTGCGTTGTTGGGTTACTTCCATTGTCCGCTACTTTAGCGACAATATTCATGGATGATTGGTCGTATGCCATTATTTTTTCATTTTGCTTGGTGTTTTAGACGATGCTGCGCGCTTGGTTGCATACGCAATCGCCACAGCCTGCTTGACAGGACGTCCCGCATTAATTTCCGCTTTCACATTAGAACGGAACGCTTCTTTACTTGCTGACTTTTTCAATGGCATGATTATTTGCCTTTCTTAGCAGGTTTAGCAGTTTTAGCTGAATCTTTAAAGTCTTTAGCTGTTGGCGCGCCTTTAGCGCCGACTTTTCTCATACGCTCGCCAGAGCCTGCGGCTATCCTAGCCTGTTTAGCATGAATGTTGGCATAAAGTCCAGGTTTAGTAGCCATTTAGCAGTTCCAATTCTTGAGTGATGCTTTGGCGCGCGGCGCGTCGCCTTTAGCGTGTTTAACAACTCCAGTCATCCTAGCACAAAACGATGCTTTTCTACCAGCATCGGCTTTTGTTTTCGGATTTGGTGCTGGTGCTTTTAAATTACTATTGTTCTTTGCATTGTACTCGGCACGACCTTTGGCAGTCATTCCCGCGCCCTTATCGGTAGCGTTATAGTTCTTGCCTTTACCTGTGGTTGTGCGTGGTATTGGTTTGTCGTGTTTAGTTGCCATTAAGACCCCATCCAAGAATTAGAAACTGCGCCTTGATTTTGATAGCTTTGTTTTTTGATTATACCTGTATATTCTCTGTGTGCAACAGGAAATGCAAAAGTTAATGCAATTGCGTCGGCTGCGTCAGGTGAAGCTAACCCTCTTGAGCGCATGTCTTTCTTAGATTCCAAGAAAATACTGCCCTTACTATCAGGCTTCATCATGGGCGAGATTAAATCACTTTTCAAATACTTATCTGACGGAATAGCGGCTGACTTGAGCCATTCGCGCATATCCCCCCACATCTCCGCCCGCTTGTTACCATACATCATGCCGTTCTTCGCCTTGTTGCCAAAGTTGACACCCTTAATCTTGTACCGTTGCTCTTTAAGCCGATCCACCACACCCGCGCCCAGACCGCCTTCGTCGATGTTCACAAGCGCAGGTCGATATTCTTCGATTGCTTCAATCACCCGCCCAACCGTTTCCATGGTGTCATCGCCCTTGTGCCGCTTGATGGCAATCACGTCTCGTCCTTGTCTGACGGCAATTACCGTCGAGTCCGAGCCAAATCGTGCAGGGTCAACCCCAATGATGATGGGCGCGGTGTTGTCTTTGTACTTCTCCCGTTGCATGGCTTCTTCAACCACATTCACACTAATGAACTGATCATCCGATGCGTTGGGGAACATACCGTACACTTCAACATGCGCTTGTACTGAATCAGAACCATATTCATCAATAATCTGCTCATATACGTTCTTGTCGGTGCCTTCAACCTGACGGGCGTCAATGTTGCGATTCTTCCAAAACTCACGTTTGGAATGGAACGCCTCGTAGAAGTACCCGCTATTACGCCGTGGGTTACTAAACGCTAACCAAAATCTATGTGGCGTATTCTCTGTAAAGAACCCTGATGTCACCGACCAGATGGAATCATCAATACCTGACGCTTCGTCAAAGATGACCATCACCCCGTCATAGTTGTGAACCCCCGCGTATGCGTCAGGATTCTCAGCCGACCAAAGTCGCCCTTCAACTCCCCAATACCGCGTACCTTTCTTAAGATCTCGTTCAACTAACTCGGTCAGCCATTTAGCAGGCATGACTCGTGTAGCTGACACCTCGAACCAATGGCTGTTAATTGACATACTGAGCCACTTAGTTATCTCCGCCCATGTGACTGACCTGAGCTGCGACTCGGAGTTAGCCGACACGATGATGGTTGCACCAATCCGTGTGGACAACATCCAATGTTCTAACCATGAGACTAACGCCGACTTACCGATACCACGACCAGAAGCCACCGCTTCGCGCATAACATCAAAGTCCACCTTGCCTTGGTTCTGCTTAATATGCTCGGCGATATCCAAGAGGATCTCACGTTGCCATTTGCGTGGGCCTGTAAAATTCTCAAGTGGCGTACCCTTTTCACCCCACGGGTAACAATACATCACAAACGCCAACGGATTGTCCTTGATGCTTGGACTCCACAGACGGGACATTAACTCTTGTTCGTCGCTTGCGGAGTAGACAGTTGTTTGCATTAAAACTCTTTGTTATATTTTAAATTTACGCCGTACATACGACGAGGTACTGTTTGCGCGCTTGCGTTACCTGACACATCTAACCTACCGCCTAAGAACGGTGTGCCGTATCCAACGTCGTACATTCCTGGCATATACTTGATTGATCCGTCAGGCATCTGTACTGCTATACCCGACGCGCCAACACGTGCCATTCCTTGACCAAGTTGTGTGCTGCCTTGCAGTTGACCCATTAATGCACGGGGCATATTCATCGGCGCTTGACCCAACATTCTTGGTTGACCTTGCTCATCAAACTGTGACGGCGGGCTGAAGAAGTTTACATCTACGTTGGGGTTGCGACGTAATGGCGCACTAGCGGATGGCAAGAACTGTTGCTCGCCGCCATAAGGCGCAACATTCAAATCCGTTGATCTAGTTTCTGGCCCCATCATTTCACGAATCATTAACGCGTTGCGCAGCTCTTTACCACTTAAACCTGATAGCCCATATTCATCGTCATTAGACAACAACTTATTGAGCGCGTTGACGTTGTATAGTTTATTGTCTGCCATTATGCCACCTTTTGTTTGAGTTGAGGTTTCACGTGGAACACTTCTGTTGCGTCTGTTGCGTCTGTTGCGTCTTCCACTTGCTTGAACACACCTTCGATGACACGGGATTGTGCTTGCTCAAGTGCTGCTGTAATGGAGATGCGTTGCTCAACGTCTATAGACAGTTGCTGTTTAGCTACCCAGCCGTGGACATTTTGCAAAATTGCAAGTGCGGCTTTAGCGTCGCCATCGGCAGCGGCTTGGTGCAACTGCTTAGATGCGGTGTACTCGCCGTCGGCTTTGCCTTTGAGTTCTGCCATTTCCGCAATTGGGTCTAATTGGGTGAGTTGTCGGTATTCGGTAGGCATCATGCCTGCTGCTAATGCTAATGCGTCGCCTTTGAGTCCTAACTTGGCAGCATCGTATATGCGTTGCAATCTCGCCTCAGTAGCTTCGAGCTTGCGTGCCTCGTAAGGAAAAGATTGAAAGTTATCAAACATTTTGAAATGGTAGCATGAATTTTGAAAAATAAAAAATTTTTCTTGTAAAGCCTCCGCCACAGCAGGCCCTGTCCGTCTGGCCCTACCCCCCCCCTGCTCGAAGATTTTTGTTTTTTGCTGGCGGGCGTCTGACCGCATGGACAAGATGGACAAAGTGGACAAGGGGATTTTAGTTGATAGCAGGCAGGCAGAGAGCGCACAATACATGGACAACATGGGCTATTAGTTTTTAATTGCTCACATTATCCATGTAGCATGCGGGCGTCTTGCGCAAGGAAAAAAGCGGGGACAAAAAGCATGGGCAAACGTGGACAAGATGGACAAGTGGACAAGTCATTTTTAACCGCTAGCAGTTGACGGCTAACTGATAATCATTCTTATTTAGATATTTTTATAGAATAAGGTAATTAAAATAGTCCATATTATCCACTTGCAAGCCTACTAAGCCTCTAATTCATTTTTGCATTGTCCGCAAACTTGTCCGCAATTAGTCCGCATTTTGGGTACAAACAAATTATTTGTAATTATTTGAAAATAGTTGTTGACATCTGTAACAAGCTTTGTTACACTGTATTTGTAGTACCTAATTCACTAAATTAAACGAAAGGCAAACAAAATGACTCAAAACGAATTTGTAGCAAAATGCGAGCAATTATGTGTTGCGCCTGAATTGGCGCTTGAAAATGATCTAATTGTAAGCGCCTTGCAATCTAAAAATGACGCCCTTGTAATTGCGTTATTACTTACACAATTTTAAACAAAGCGGGCGCAAGCCCGCAACAATTCACTAAACTAAGGAAAACATTAAAATGCAATTTTCTATTAAACAATCACAATTAAAAGCCCTCTTAACTCTCGCGCCTAAAAGTGATATCCGATACTATTTATGCGGTATTTTTGTCGAATATAACGCGACGACAACGCGCCTCGTTGTAACCGACGGGCATAAATTAGGTATTCTTAATCATCATAGCGAAGACAATCAAGGCGCGGGAACTGTAATTATCCCGCGTGAAGTAATCGAGAATCTACCAAAGGCGGGCAAAATTGACCCGATACTGATAATTAAAAAATGCGACGGTAACGCGACGGGTTGGACAATTACCGCCAGTAATACACAGATTGTATTTCAACAAATTGAAGGCACATTCCCCGATTATCGGAGAGTATGCCAATTCACTACTGATGGAACGGTAGCTAATTACAATTATGAGTATTTAACTCAATTTTTAAAAGTTCAACATTTATTAGGCGGGAGTAAAACCGCTACTCTCAATTTATATCAAAATGGTAATTCTAGCGCGCTTGTGCATTTGGCGGGCGTTGATAATTTTGTAGGCGTGGTTATGCCAATGCGCAACGGCGTAACTAATCAAGCGGGCGCGACCGTTAGCGTTGATTTTACTAGCGCCTTAATCTAATTTTAGTGAATCGCGGGCAAGGGCGCGTTATCCCTTGCATTTAATAAACTAATCTAAACGAAAGTAAACAAAATGAGCGATTATTCAAAATTTAATAGTTTTAAAGAGTGGATGTTAGATACTTATGAACATCCTGACTGGGAAAATATCAACTATTCAGGTTGTCAGAATGGCGTAAGTGGGCTTATCTACTATAACGAAACAAACGATATATACGACGCGTTTGCCCACGAATTGCACGACGTATTAGCAGAATACAAGGATATGACGGGTGAAATGCCTGATTACATCATTAAAAACCTCGATAGTGCTACTCAATTTAAAAATGCGGTTGTTTGGTTCGTTGCTGAATGGTACGCCGACGAATATATGACTAACTGGGAAACTAATCACGATGAGGTTACACAATGAAAACATTTATAGATTACTTATTAGGCGGGCTATTCATGGCGATAATGGGCGCGCTATTGGCGCTCGTTTACGTCTACAAAACGGGAGGTTTTTAATATGCTTATCGAACTAACCAAAGAGCAATTATCCGCGCTTGAAATGTTATCTAGTATTGGCGATTATTACATTGACGATATGGAACCGTCAAACCCTCAATATGAAGACGACAAGGAAACCATAACGCAAGCGCAGGATGTCATCCAACAAATTCAACAACAATTTTTAAAAGGGGCTTAATTATGTCTTTACTCCAAGAAGTAGCTAAACACGGGCTAGCCTATTGTGAATACAATCAGGCGCTTATCAGTATACAGAACCTAGACAACGCGCAAAAAATGCGCTTAATTAGACAAATGCTAGCGGATATCCACGCAAGCGCGAACGATAAATTAGAGGGGGATCTATGAACAATCCAATAGGCGCATACGCGACCATTCAATACCGCGACGAAGCGAACCCGATAGAAAACTATTATTTCAGCTTTGGCGATGCAGGTATTGATTATGAGAACGATGACGGGCAGGACTGGGGGAACGATTCGCACGGCGTACCAGATACCCATATTTTTTATTATTGTAACGGCGGAGAATCCGAGTTAAAAGAACTCATGGAAGACGGTAATAACGATTTTAAGGTTTTATCTTATGAACTAATCTATGAATTGGAGAGCGTATGAAAGTAATGATTGAAATAAACCTACCCGAAGGGCAGAAGATACCCACTAGCGACGATATTTTACGGCTTACTAGCCCTGATTGGGTTGCGTCATGGTGGCATATTGACGATGTATTGGGACAATCGAAGGCGTGGGACGATGACGAAGATTCGACCATTACGGAAAATGAGGCACGGGAAGTGCTTAGGCGTGTTAATAAATACCACGATTGCACCAACGGGATTAATTGGGACGTTATCGACTGTTATATTGATCAAATTGTTAATGAAAGGGTTACAGCATGAAAGCATCAATACATTATGTAAGACTTACTACCCGTGTAACTGTTACGTTAATTTTTAATATCGATAAAGAAGGATGGATTATTATTAATGACGGCACGAAAGGGGCTATACACGGCAAAATGGGGCAATCAGGCGCGGTATTAAAAGAGCGCACGCATCATTATTTTTGGATTGGCACGCGTGAATATGAATTAGTAATAGACCCCACAGAGAACGGCAAAGCGTGGGAAACTTTTAGTTTTTTTGATATTAAAAAACAGCATTATATACAAGGCGCAGAGGGGACAATATGATATCAAGAGACGAATTAGAGTTAATATGGGACGCCCTTTGTGATATGCGCGAAAGTTGTATACCTGAAGGCGACGCTCAATACGATGCTAAATGGGGCGATATTTGCACGGTAATGCACAAAATTGAAGAAGAACTCGAGATATGGGAGAACGTATGTATATAGTCTATTACAAAATACAAGGGGAAGATTATTCCATACGCTTTAATAACAAAACAAGCGCGCAAATGTTTGCGCGTAAATATAACGGGAAGGTGTCAATATGATGCACGCTTTAATTGTTGTTGTTGTAGTTGCGCTACTAATTGCGCTATTCGATTTATAAACCCCTAACCCCTAAATAAAAAGCCCCTTAACTGGGGCTTTATTTTTATTTAAGCTTTACTGTCTGAGGCGTTGGGATATCTTCAAGCGCGCGCCTTAGCTCACTCTTGCTTAGTATGCTAGCAAGCTCAGGCGAAGCAAAGATATGCTTCTTTGTGTCAAACTCACGGGACTTGATACGCCCACAGTCTACCCATCCCGCTTCCTTGAGAGCGTGTAAGAGCGCAGATTGTGGCACTTTGACGCCACTTGGCGCGGTACCTGCTAACCTATCACAAAGCGCATGGAAGGGCGAACCTATCACGCCCTTAGTAAACTCGCCTACACGGTTACGAAGCATCTCAACGAGATACGACTCCGCCATGCTCATTCCATGCTCGACCAGATTAGCTTTAAACTCTGTCATCAATGGCGACGCTGACGGATTGAACGCCGACACGTCACGGGCATGTAGCCACGCTGAAATCGACTCAAAACCACCCTTGCGATACCACGCCCAAAGCGCCTGCGCACGTGCGGGACTCATACGAGGTGACGCTGACCACACGCAAAACCAACGCCTATCTTGCGACGCTAAACTAATTGGCACGGGGTCGTTACTGAACGCTAAAACGAACACTCTATTGGCCATCTGATATGGGTGTAAACCCTTACGGTTAATCGGTAGCATTTCAGGCGGTGCTGCGATGATCGGCTTAAGTTGATTCGCTAACTGCCTACGGGCTGACGCATCAGGTTCTTTTAATTCGTTGATTAACAGTATTTCGGATTCTAATTGATAACCCCATTGTGAATTGATAGAGTTGTTATCCATGATGCCACGGTTTTTTAAGTGGCTACCACACACCGCCCATATAAAAGGCGCCCACATCGTATCTTTACCGCTACCCTCATCACCGCCATGTAACACGGCATGATTGATCTTGAGTCTTGGGTGTTGCACCTTAAACGCCATGATGTTCAGTAAATGGTCAAGCTCGCTAGCGTCTGGCACTAAGTCACGGCAATGGTCTAGCCACGCTAAAACCGACTTGTCGTCAGCGACCACGCTCGAAACGTCAGGTCTAGCATCACGCCATCTGTTACCGTACAAATCACCGTCACGGGACACGATCACGGACTCACCCGCAGCGTACGTGATACCTACTAACGCCTTAGCGCCCATCGCTTGACGGTTCTCATCGAAACAAATGGAAGGTAGCACACGCGTGCCAGAGTGAATGGACTTGCAGTCAATATGACGGAACAATGCGTTAAACGTCTGACGGCTAATCTCACGACGGTCTTGTATATCAAAGTAGGACTCATCGTCTTGCACGTATGCGAACCTCTCATACCACTTAGCCTTTTCAACACGTCCTAACTCTTTACGCTCGACCTCTGCGATGATGGTGTCAGAATCCGTTGTAAACATATCCGTTGGACTAATCTTAGATAAGGCGATGTTCATCGCTTCAGCAATCAAGTCGTCACGGAGGCCATGGTTAACAGTTGGGCCACCATTGGCAGCAACCCACGCTAAAAACGACTTGGAATCAAACTCTACGCAATGCGAATGTAAGCAGCAATACGAACGGTCTAAGGGTTTGTACCGACCCTCGGGATTACCGTCGGTATGCTCGGCATTGTTAGGGCAAGTGACTGATAACCACCCCTCGCCATTAATTTTGGACAAGATGAGGCCTTGATTGTTTAACCATGCTAACACGTCATCCTCGCCATTGTCTACTAACCGAATCGGCGCGTAGTGATTGGTATCGGCAGGCTCAGGCGTCACGTCTAACGCCACGCAAATATCGTCTAATGTATATTCACGCTCAGGATGAAACTCAACCAAACGCGCTTCAAAATTATCACGTCCAGGCTTGAGGTTGACGGAACCAGGCAAGCGCACATTACGTACAGCATTGGTCGCCCCTGCGTCTGTATAGCCTGCCTGCGCAATCGCCTTGACAGCTGCGGTAAACTCACCCTTCGATGGTTGTTCAGAGAACGCGTAACCATACTGAAAATTATCAGGGCTTGTCTCTAAAATCCATGTCGGTGCAAGCGGGGGTATCTTGGATTTGGTGCCGATGTCATCAAGCATCATAAATAAGACGTATTCGCAATTGGCTGCTGACGCTGATATGCGCCCTTCTTCAAACCGATCAATGATAAATGACGCAGTATTGATGTACCACGCCTCACCCTTACGCATCGATTGCGTAGGTAAATAGGCAGGCCATGTGCATTTGATAGCACCGTCAGCGTGGAACTGCATCTGACCGTCCTTGAGTTGTGGTTTTTGACGCACAACCAACGCTGTTTCGCCCTCGGGGGCTAATTTTGTTATATACTCTAATAGATTTTGCATTTTGTGTTTCCTTCTCGTGAATTGAATGACCCCTAGCCGAAAACTAGGGGTTTTTTTTACTTACCGTAACGCGTCATGGTGCTTACCTCTATGTCTAAGGGTAAACCCTCTCCCCATGCAGGCGGCGTACACATGACTTGCTTCATTTTTTCTACTACGATTTCTGGCTCAGACGTTTCAACCACAATTTCATCGTGTACATGCAAGACAACATCAGCCAAGCCACGCAAAGAATGTCGAAGTAAATCATTTGCGACAGCTTGCGTGATGTTTTCACAGGCAAGACCGCGCCAGAGTCTAGCTCTTGGCCACTCTGTTGCGTCGGCTGCGGGTTTCCATGCTGCTTTAGCATAACTGACTCCATCTTGTTCTAATCGGGCGAATGGATAGCATAACACACGTCCACTAGGTAAAGCATACCAAAGATGCTGACCATCAAAAAGATAAGTCACGCGCCCTGCGCTAAACTCATGCCCCTTGTTTCGCATCGCCCTAGTGTACGCATTTTCAAGGTCTTGCCAATACGGTACCGCCCACGGATTCGCTACACGCCAACCATTAACCATGCGCTTGGCTTCGGCTTCAGGTAACAAAATACCGTACGCCCTACCCATTGCAGCAAACGCGCCAACACCACCTGCAAAGCCGCACGCTAACTCTTGCACCTTACCAATTTGACGTTGCTCGCTCGTTATTTGAGCTACTGGCACGTGAAAGGTAGCACTCGCATTGACCTTGTAAACGTCCTCACCCGTACGGAATAAATCTAACTTCCTAACACCTGCGGGGCAGTTGGATAGCCACGGGTTAACGCGTGCCTCAACTGCTGACCAGTCAGCAACAACTAATGATTTTCCCCTATCGGGTATGAGGGCAGGTCTAAGCATTGACTTAAGTACATCGGTGATACGCTTTCCAAAGGCAGGGACAATTGCGTGGCCTCTAACCATAGCCTGTCTAACGGCATCAGGATCTTTAGCGGACTTGCGGGTAAAGTTGTGTACTTGGGCGCCGTAACTGCTAGCACGCCCTGTCGCTGATCCTCCTGCAAACACAAATGCTCCACGAACTCGGTTATCTTCTTCATCTGCTAGCTCCTTTAATCGGTTGAATTTCGCAACACTAGACGCCCATAAGTCGTCCGCACATTGGATAACATCAGCAACTTGCGGCGGTACTTCATCGGGGTTTTCTTCAGCAAGAATAAGAAGGTTAGCTCGAACTGACTTGTCGATTGAATATTTCTTTTCTCCATCTTTATAAATTTCCATTAATTTTTTTGCTTCATCTCCAACACGTGCTAACACCCATTCACGCATCTTGGGGCTGCGCACGCTCGTGATCTCGCCTTCTGTTACCTCGGCGACAATCTTTTCTATTTCTTCTAATTCAACACTTGCATACTTGATCGCTGACTCAGCAAGTGATTTATCTAACAATACACCACGGTCATTGATTTGCTCGTTAATATGATAATCCATCAGCTCATCATCTGAAAGTTGACGCATAGCTTGGCTAATCGCACGCATCGCACGTACGTCTTGTTCGCAGTAATCGACCATCTCCGCCATGAGTGTTGGATCGTCATTGAACGTACCATCTGACTTAGGAATAGATAACAAACGTATCAACTGATTGCCACGGTGATCCTTACGCATATTAGCGCCTGAGAACCTACCAACATCCTCAAGTGAGCCAGGCGCACAATTAGCACGTGCTTGCGTTGCGGTGCAATAAAACTGTTGTAACTTTGGTTCAGGTATGCCTTGGTCAGGACATAAAACGTACCACATAATCAGACGCTCGAAGGCCGCGTTATGCGCCCTGATTTGACCGCCTGCAATAATAAAATCAACAATCTGCCAAGGAAAAGGTTGGTGAGGAAGCCATGACTGCACCTCCTCATCATCGAACGCGTAAGAGAGGCATAGCACTTGCGTGCTGGCATCCCTAGCGTAGTTGTAGACGCCATGACTGATTAGGTCACAGCGACTACGTGTTTCAAAGTCAATCCAAAGCATTACTGAACAACTGCCTCGGCATCAACAACCCCCGCAGATTCAATTGCTTGAACTTGTGGAATACCTTGCTGCTTAATTTTGTCAATCAAAGGCTGCGCAAACTCATAAGGCGCTTTACCTAACACAGACAAAATAGCATTTACTTCTTCAATACTAAGTTCTAGCTTAATCATATTATGCTCCTCTACGGCGACGGGTTGCAGGTGCTGACGCTTCTATTGCAGGTGCTTCAGCTTCTTCTTGGGGTGCTTCTTCTTTTGACTCGACATCCATACTGACCCATGATTGAATATCAAAGATAGGCGTAAAGATACGGCCATAAGACTTGTGACTGTAATGCTCTTTTTTGAGTATCACAATCGGTACAGGCTTAGACTGATCAGCGTCTACTTGCGTAGCAATCGCAACGGCCAAGGCTTGTACGGCACGCTTGCCACCAACTGACGTTGTTGTGTAGCGTACTTCCATACCTTTGTCTTCACCAGAGATGCACTTCATTGACATACCGACTTGCGTTTCCCAACCCTTTTTAGCATTAGGAGGCGCAGGCTCTAGTTCAGGCAATGGCTGAGATACAGATACCATCTTCTCGCCAAGCACTTCACCATCACCCCATGCGATGTGACCATGCACGAATGAGAACGGATTGACTGCCCATGTAGAATCATCTTCGATTTCGGTTTGGTCTGCACCGAACACCCAATGACCTGTCTTGTCCATCTTGATAATGACAACGCCTGCGGTTCCTACATCGGTTTCTAATGCGCGAAGCGCCGTAGATAATGCGGTAACTGAAGGTAAATTTGCTGCTGAAAATGTAGTTAAGTTTGACATTTGTTTAGTTCCTTATTGGATTTTAGAGAGGGCTGCGGTAAGTTGCTTCCCGAT